GCCCAGACACAGAAGATTCAAGTGCAAGTGTCCTGTTAATACTTTGGTCACTGAAGTTAACAAATCCCGCCGTTAACGGATGGGTTTGCAACCAATCAACAACCTTCCGACCCAACCCTTGCTGGATCCACTGAAATTCAAGTGGTTCCATCGAGATTAAGCGCGGACCTCTGGAATCCTTCGGAACGAGGCAGACCTTAGCTTGGCCTGACTCCTTCTCTGGTAATCCGAGAAAGTATTGGAGCCTGTCGCAGAAGTGCATTGGCCCGGCGTACATGTATTTATCATACGCGTACGCATCATTTAGGCCAGTGTAAAACGTCCGCCAACGAAATTTCTTATGTTGGAGTACGTTATCTGCGACTGCTCCGGGACCATGTCTCGGAACAATATCTGAAGGGTCGAACACCTCGCCTGTTGGAGAGGAACTCGAACAATCAAATACTCGCCCAATCAAGGTTCGTGCAGCATCGACAGCTGCGCGAGCCTCCGTTGACAACCAGGATTCATCCTGATCCGGCCGAGGCAGTTCATGGTCTATCTCGATAAAGCTATCGAGTTTTGACGTGACCACTGCATCGTCGAAGGGCTGTTCCAGCTTATACGCAAAGTAACAAACTGAGCGTAAAGCGCGAATTGCCGAGGCCGATGGTTCTTCCAAAAGAATTCCATCGGGCGTGAAGGCCCGTTCCCATACAACTCTCATAAAGAGAGGTAGACCCTTGTAAACGGCAAAGCCGTCTATCTTGAGTTTACCACCTCTCGCGAGAACTCGGTCGAGAGATCGGCCGAGACTCGGGAGAGAGTGTGTGACGAAACGGATACCTTCTGATCTGTATCGCGTGAGGACAGTTTCCTGATCCTTCGCTAACGCAGACACTGGGCCGCCTTCCTGCCTCGCGATGTCCTCGAGTAGTAGACGGAGGGCTTCGACCATATGGTCTGAGCCAAGGCTATTAGGTTCACCTATCTTCATAGGATCGCTCCTTTTGGGCCTCACATATGTGCCCCGTTTCAAATTCCCGAGGGACCCGTTGAAACGCACCTACAGGGTGCGGTCAACGAACATCGACAGGCGCTCCATGGTGAGAAAATTTCTCAACCAGAGAAGGCCAGCCGCCTCGGCTGCGACCACGTCCAGCCCTGTCTCCTGCGTGACGTGTGCCGTCGGACGATCGAGCACCATGTAGGCGCTCACGGGTTGTTTCTTACCCGCAATGTCCGTCGGCAGCAAGTCAAATCGGATCAGGGAACGAACGCGTTTCCCCGCACCTTTTCCGGTCTCCTCATGGGAGATGCGGAGGGTCATGTCAGAGGCGATTGCCTGCTGAACGAGCGGATCGTCGTGTGGCAATTGGGAAATTGGCACACGAAACGTCGAGCTCGTACCCAAGATGCCTGTGCGGGTGAAAGCGCAGAGTACTCCCGCCTGCGTGGGATGCAGTGCATCCACCAGGTCGGACGAGTAGATTGTCAACGGGTCAGCAAACATGAAGCTTACTCCTATGTTACGGAAGGGACGGAATTCCGTCCAGTCGTATATAGAACATCAACCAACACCGTGTTGGCCGATGAGTGAGCCTAAGGTGATCCAGCGCATCCCACGAGGGAGGCGGAGTTCACCACCAAAGGCGGGTGGCAGACCATTCAAAATGATCTGCCGAGAGTATGCCTTACCCGTATAAAGTACGGGTTGAGGCAAGCTGAGTTTAGCACTAAGGTGCCGGGTCGGATTGTCGACAAGTGGAGAGCAGTCAATGCTCTCCTTCGGGATGCATTTAGCATCCCACTTGTAGACGACAGATTCACAACTCGCCTTAATGCTAATGTACAGTTCGATGTTCTTCACATCGTACTGCTCCGCAAGGGGTAGGACGTTGGCAAACCAATCCACAACAAATGAAAATGGAATGGCTTGCCACAGCTGCGAGATCGACCAGTTGACACCCAGAGCGTCTAGCATTGCCAACGTCTTAGTGATAACCCCAGGTGGGGTTGGCACGACGTAGGAATACCAGACGGTTAGGTGGTACTTAGCCGTCTCCGGCCTGACTTCATCACAGAACTCGGCAGGGTACAATAGTTGTACTTCGGTTGAGTGCGGGGGTTTATCCCACGCCCTGATACCGAAAACCGGGGTCACGGATGTGTCAAGCTCAATGCCAATTTCTTGGACATTGACTGTGTCCGACTTGAGATGCAGAACTTCCTGAGCATGAGACTCGAGCTGTTTTCCAGACTTGGAGATCAGAGATTTATATTGTCTCTCAAAATCTTTTATAGTCTTAAACAGGTTCACGAGATCACCGACCAAAGGCAGTAAACCCAAAACGGTACCGAGGTATGCGTTGTGGATCGCCTTTCTTGAAATCCGGCCGTGAAATAGCTCCCACGCAAGTTCGAACAGACGCATCGCTCCCATTCCAAGGAGACGAAAAGCGCCCAATACGAGCTTGACGGCAGCCATCACATCCGCTACTTCCGCGAGGAAAAGCGGCAGCTGGAAACCATGGCCGAGCTTAGGAAGTATCTCTCTCAGCGCAGAGAGTCGAGCGGCATTCAGACCGCTACAGTTGAAACTCTTCGCACCTAACGGGTCCCAGGGGCCCGCCAACGGTGTTGAAGTTGCAATCTCACGCGCTGGAGTTACGATCAAGGCTCCTGAGTTCACAGTGAGTAAATCATAGTGACCTTCGGTGCCTCCACCGATGTACCCCTCGTCAGAGGTGTGCACCTGCGTCTGCTTGTCTTGCAGTCGTATGACTGCTGAAGACAAGTTGGATCGTATCTGAGAGTGGAAGCAGTTGCCTAAATAAAGGCCGCTTCCGACTTTGAAGTAGCGGTCGGAATATTTCCGATACCGCCTTTTCAATGTCCTACGCATACGTCGCTGAAGACGGATCCATTCGGGATGTATATCATCCTCTATGTACTCCGACATCACGACAACATCCGACGTCCTATGACGGGGTGTTGTCACCTCTGACGACAAGATCGTATCGATATCAAGATCTTCGGATTCTGACCAATGGCGGTAACGACCGCGAGAGTTCAGAGATCCGGAGATAGTGTCCGATACGGATTTCGTCAGAGTGCGACTACGTACTCTCATGGCATCTCCCTTACGGG